CTTCTTTGAGAATTAAAAAACCCTTAAAACCTTTGAATTATAAGGTTTTAAAGTTGATGGGTCCAGTAGGAATTGAGCCTATGGCCAAATGATTATGAATCCTGTTAATCACGTCAACAATCAAAAACAATTATTAATGATCAGCAATATATTTTGGCTTCAATCCTTTGATTTACATAAGTTATAGGAAAATATTGGGTGGGCAAGACAACAATGAGCAATATGTAACAACAAATTTCGAGTACATAAAAAGTATATAAAACAGCAAACAACGATGAGCAACAATGATTTTATAACTGAGATTTGCGGTGGCACAGGTGTGCGATTATGAAGGTTCGGTTGAATAATGCATTAGTTAGGCATACAAAAAAAGCCAGCAGTACGCTGACTTTTTTTCATATGGCTTCATACATTTAAGCTGTCTGATGGTGTTCGCCATTAGCAATATATTCGTCTAAATACTTTTTGAGATATCTAATATGCCCCCCAATCTTACTATATCGAATTGCTTTTGGCTTATGCGATCGTAGGTATTGTAACGTGCTTGAAGACTTGCCCAGGTAGGCCGCTGCATACTCTGGAGTGAATGGTGCCTCTGGCGGTGCGTACATCACTGCTATGCGCATTTGTTCAATCTCTTGAGCCGTGTATTTAGCCCATGGTTTACGTGCAATCATTTCAACTCCTTAATATTTTTTGCCACCGTCTTTTTTACGGTTTTCAATTTTGTGATCAACGCGGTTATCGTTATAATCAAGCTTATCAACAAACGCGTTGGCTAATTTCAAGTTGTGCCCACCGGCATAATCAAATATACGAATAAGAGCGTCAGCAAATTCGACATCTTCCATACTGTAGGCTGGCAAGTGATCATCTTTTAAGCCCTTGCGGTGACCTTCCATTGCTTCAGCAATCTCACTGACTATTAGCATCATCATCTCACCTTTGTTGCGAGTTAGATGTTCACCAGTTGATAGATCAGTCCACCAGCCATTTGCTGCCGCTCGTGAGTGGCATGCATCAACAAGACTTTGTATGCTATTAGTTAATAATTCACGCTCAGTTGGGGCTTTGAACCAATTTTGTAGTTTCTCCTCAAAATGATTTTGTGCCCAATTTTTAGCACCTTCAAGGCTGATAAATCCAGTTGCAGTTTGCGGTGGCTCAACTGCTTTTTCAGTAGTTGGAGTAACCTCGTTATAGTTCCAGTATTTAATTAGGTACTTACCGGTTTCCACGTTTTTCCTGATTTCATATTCAGTAAAAGGGCTGTGAGCCTTACTGTCGTTATGCCAAAATAAATCGATTGCCTTATTTGTCATATTATTTGCCTTCAATTACGTTAATCATATTGTCCAGGCTGTCACAATGTAGTGCAGTCACCAAGTTGCCGTTATCCCAAGACTCTTTATTAAGAACAAGTTTTACAATTTCCTGATAACGAGGGTCGTTTTCATCGTCAAAGTGTATGGTAAAAATGCAATTAACCTGTTTAGGGGTGTTGACTAGCGCCTCAGTTTGATCGTTTTGGCCTCTAGCTAAGCTCATTCTAAGACCTCCCATTCTTCCAAAAAATCATCAGCTGATGTTTGGGTTGTTATCACCAAGCCGTCTTGCAAGTACTGGTAGATCACGCAGCCATCACTTGCATCTAAGACCGTGCAAGTGGTACCGGGCTTTGATTTGTGCCTATACGTCACCTGGCACCTCGGATATATAATCTCCACTAAAATACAGTTCAGCTATTTTATTCATAGCTAGTACACACCATACAAAACTGTGTGTGTACTGTTTGCTGTCGATAAGATCATGAACGTCATAAACAGTGTAAGCTATCCACTTGTTAATGTTTATTTCCAAGTCATTAATAGAGCTGTGAAATGTATATTCGTCTTCAAAATCAATTTCACTAATAACATCTTCTGTCAGACTATCAATCCAAGCTAATTTTTTAGCTTGATATTCTTCATCTTTGACTTCATCGCCATCAATATAATCACTAAAGTTTTGTTCGCAGTAATCTAAAACGTCTGCCTCAACCCATTGCCTAGCTTTTTTCTCATCGTATTCTTCGGTATTACCAGCTCTGCATTTCTCGTTGATATATTGCAGGCTTGTATTACCTTTAAACCATGCCAACATATCAGCATTGTGATTGCTAAAGCAGAAATCGCCCATATCACCCACATACGCTATCTCTCCTTCAGTCTGCATAACTTTTACACAAAGAATCGAACTGCCATCTTTATGACCAAATCGCATTATTCGGTTAACATCGCTATCAACCAATACTGTTAACATATGGTTTTTAGTAGTTTCCTCAAAAGCATTAATTACTCTTTTAAAATCCTGTATCATGCTTCTTATCCTTAAATTTAATGGCTATTCCACCACCTCAAACATATCTAGCTGATTTAAATGCTTTGGTTTAACCTGCTTAGCTGGGGCTAAATCCCTGCAAAAATGCTGTCGACAATACTCAAATACGTCAGCAATCGTTGTGCTGCTATCCATGATTTCAGCGATTTGATCTCCGCTTAAATGAGTCAAATCTTTCAGGCATCGACCATTTTTGTAGATGGTTACAAATGAAAAGCGGCTACCTAAAAACACCATTATTTTTTCTTGCATTAAATGCCTGTCGTCTTCATGCGTAAACCAAACAGCCTTTTCCCATTGTTGGCCAATATTTGAATAACGGCTTTTTTCTGTTTCGCATCGGTATCTATTCATGCCCCACCCTTTAATAGTTCTGCAATATTAGCACCACCGCTAGCCAGGCTTAACTCTGTTCTAGAAAGTAACAAGCCTTGTAAAATACCTAATGTGAAAGGCTCATGGTTAGGTTTTGCAAAATGAATGTACAAATCGAGAATCCTACCCGATACTTCTCTGTTGTTTTCTTGTATTAATGATCTCGCAAAATCATAAACATAAGGGTTTAAGTCCATTGAGCCGTCTGATTGCTCTTTAAGTTTAAAACCGCTTTTAAGTGCAATTTCTTTAATTTGATCGTTTGTCACATCAGTCCTCCTTAAACAAAGCCAAACTACTACTGACCGCTTGGCTGGCTCGACTGACTAGCTCCCTTAGGCGCTCTTCGTTGCCGGCCATACTCGCAAGCTCTTGCTCAAGAGCACAAACCCTAAACTCTAGCTCATCTACCTCATAAGATAGATCATGATTTTCATCTTGCAATTTTCTGAGTTGTCCGGACTCTTCGGGATTTAAGTTTTGCTCTAAGCGGCAGGCAAGGGCGTATGCTAGTGAGTCATATCCCTCATCTGTTGCTAATGCTATCAATTCAAATTCAGATGCATTAGCGAATCGGCGGCTGTTTAATAGGTCCATTTATGCCTCCTCAGTTTGAGGGCAATCATTTACCTTGGCGAGCTTTTTATGCACCTCAGATTCGAGCACCCAACCAGCTTTTCTACCAAGCTTATAGTTGATAGACACCACGTCTTTTAATTCTTTTGCCTGTTTGATAGCCAAAGCAACCATTCTTAAAATCACAACTCTTGAATGGCGAGGTAGGTACTCGTCAACCCGTACAAATTGACCTGATAATAGCCTTTGAGCGATGTCTTCGATAGTTTGATGGTAAGCTACCCGTGGGGTAACACTTTTAGGCAATGGTTCACGGAGTCGACGAACAGCTTCAGCATTAGCTTTTGTTAAAAAGATATTGTGAAAAGCGCTCTCTAACATCCAGCCAAGATTAATTTTAGTCTCAGTCTGGATTGTGATAACCTCAAAGCCACGAGCTTTTAAATCGGAAGTGATTTTGGATAAGATGACACGCATTGTAGAAGGTGCATACACGCTTTTATAGTCAGTTACTCTGACGAGCTCGCCGTTAAAAATCCGTGATTTAATTTGGCCTCTTATCCCTTCAAATGATTCATCTGAGACATCAATCATTTTATTTTTAGGCTTTGGTACGTTGCCAGCAGCAGTAATAATCGCAGTTTGTAGATCTCGCTCTTGCTTTTTATTCTCAGCCTGTCTCTTTTTGATATCCTTGGTATTTACATTGTTAAAATAAGAGTCGCCCTTCACTAAATTATCGGGTAGCGAATCGATTCTTCCGTTTTCTGCTAACCACTCTTCGATAACTTCAACTGGCGTTCCTCGACTGGCTTTGATAGCTGATAAATTTGTTTGTATTAGCATTACTAACCTCTAATAAGATAATAAATAAGGTGCCAGTTTCTCGATACTGGCATCGGCCTTGCCCTAAGCGCTTTAAAACCCCCATGCATTTGCATGGGCCGGAGTAACTTAGTCTTAGCTGCATGTGATTTTTCGTCAGTTAACCCCACGCCTATTAACTGCTCGCACCATCATCATGCCTTGGCGCACCGCGTAACCCAGCGGTAGGGGTGATAGGTGTGTAGCTAGCCTCCAAAGGCAGGTGCGAACGGGATATCATCATCACTGGGCCCTGGCGTTGCGGCTGCTGTCATCTGGTTGTTAAAGCTTTGTTGCTGCACTGGTTGGGGTGCTGCTTGGCGCTTATAAGTAGCAGGACTCTGCTGTGTTACAGGTTGTGGGGCATTTTGCGCAAACTGGTTATTTATAGTAGTAGCGATACCCGCCTGGCTATTCGCTTTTTCTAATGACTTTTCGCTAGACTTAATCGTAGCTTCTAACACTCGAGTAAACTCATCGGGATTGGCTGGCTGGTTATTTGCCTTCTCGATTGGTAATTGTCTTGTCTTGGCATCAAAAACGTTGAAAAGGTTTAAGCCGCCTTTTTTAACTTCACCTTGGTTGCTGTTAAAGTAATAATTTTCAGCTAAAAACATACCTACTTTTTTACCAACAAGTTCTGGTGCTACGAATCCGGTTCTAGTGACGTCTTTTCTAATATCAAAGTCATACTCTTGGTATTGACCTTGAGCTTGGGAAATGGCTGGCACGTTGGCACATAACATCATTGCGTGGATTAGGTTTTCACCACTCCAATGTTCACCAGCGCTATTGCCATAGTAAATGTCTATATGAGCAGAGCTGCGCTCTGAGTTGATGATATGAAGAGACAAATAATAGGTCTCGCTACCATCTTGTTTCGCATTGGTCTTCCAAGCGGCGCTTTGTATTTGATATATCTCAGCGGTATTGCCTGAAACATAGGCCGATTGCCCAACTTTGGTTGCTTTTGATTTATCTAAAGCCCATTGATTTTGCATTGTTTTATCCTCTTAAATTATGCAGTTTGCAATTGTTGTAATTGATCCTGTGCGGGTAGGGAGCCTGTTTTAGGGATACCGTAGTATTCGCAAATTGCGTCATCTACGGCGTTTAAATCATTTGGAATAAGATCGCTATCAAACATACCCTCGGGTGATTTGACTGTGTTAAACCCATTGTTTTGCGTCATGAAAAAGTGGCCATCGTCACGCACTGCCGTCTGTAAAACCATGGTTACCATGCCTTCCAAGACAATTTTGTCATCAAGCATTTTTCCAATCGTTTTGATTTTAGTCCGGCCATTTTCTTCTTGGACATGAGCTAGTATGTAAATACGAGTATCATTACTAACTTGAGTAATTGCCGTATTAATGACGTTCCACGCGTTATAAGCCATTATGTTGTAGCGTTGAAAGGCGGCATCGCCTTTATACTGTTGATTGGCGCCTTTGATGTATTCATTGCCCATGATGTACTGAAAGTCATCAATGACAATAATGGGCGCTTTGACCTTTGGAAGTATTGAACAGATTTGATCAGGATTATCTGTTGCTATTTTTTTAATGTCTTTACCGCCGCGAAATGGGAGTGGCTTATTCATTACGTTGATTAAGCCGGCAAGGTCGGGATCGAGATTTTTTAGGCTGTAAGATTTACCTTCACCTGAATTACCTAGAATCATTGTCACTATCGCCATTATTTTCACTCCTATAGTTTTGCTGGTGGTCCGGCTGCTTAGATTCGAGCTCTCGTTGCTCTTCTAACATTTGCAGCCATTCCCAGTCGGCCTGTGGGGCCTGGTAATTGTCATACATAATTAATTATTGCCATTTTGTTTGTTAAGCCTTGTTATTCGCTGCTTTGCTAAATATTCATTGGCATGAGCTTGAGCCTGCTTAAATCGCACTTGTTCGAGACTATTTTCAACTGGTGCTATAGTTGTGGTCGAGATATCTTTATCAGCTTGCTTTAAAACATAAGTGGTACAGCCTGTGATGTTGCTTATAGTCGCCAAAGCGATTGCTGCGACAATCACAACCAGTAATTGCGTTGCGATCCTTACCAGTTTCGTTGCAAGAGGCTCACTAACATCATCGCTAAATTGATCTACTTCATTACCAGCAGCTAATTTGGCTGGCGAGTAACCCCAGTCTAATAAGTCATACAGGGTTAACGAGCGAATAAACCGGCCTTGCGTATCGCATATCTCGATAGTGCCTTGCATATCACGGTAGAAGCATAGAGTTTCATTAGCACCTAATTTATAGATAGTGGGCTTAGTTCTATCACCACGCTGTAAAAGTTTTAGAGTTTGCATATTAAGCCCCTTCAAAGAATTGATTATTCAGATAGCTAATTAATTCATCTTTATCTGTACTAATGAAAGATAGTTGATCATCACCGCTGTAATGCTGCTCAACCAGAGTTGCATCCATATCAATGACGTGCTTGTTTGTGTCGATATGACCAATAAGAGTTATCGAAGAATGTTTTGACTCTCTTAAAGTCACAATGATTTTGTCACTGAAAAAGCGCACTTGATTTTCTGTTTTGCTTAACAGCGCTTTTATGTGTTGCGCTGGCATGTTGATTTGTGTCATAATATTGACCTCGTACGTAGTAGTAAGTAGCCCCTTTTGATGTCGTAGTCGGAGGGGCTTTTTTGTGTCTGTTAATCATCGTCGTGAACGTTTCGACCTATAAGAATTTTCACCTGCATACCGTTATTTAAAGTAAATTCTTGGTCGCTAACTGGGTTACATAACCCTTCAGGCAAACTTTCTTCGGTTCTTATCACTTCTTCAGCCCAATACTCTAAGACTTTGTAAAAAGGGCTTTCAGAAGTTATTTGCTCTTCTTCAGTCATATCTATCTCCTCTGGTTAACACACAACAGCCGACTACTTGAATCGGCTGTAATTTGTTAGCCTTTAATCATGTTTTTATATAGTCACTAGCATCATCGTCTGATTGCTTGTCTTTATGAGATTTATAATATCGTAATTACGATATACAGTCAACGTAATAACATTAATAAATAACGTAAATACGATAATATAATATAACGGATTGTAATTTTAATCATTCTAGACACAAAAAAACCGCCCTCAAGGCGGCTTAGTTCACATCATTTTTCTGCTCATTTACTCTTTTTTCTTGAATGGCAGAAACAAAAAAACCGCCCTGGTATGGCGGTTTGGTTAACTTATAAAACTTAAGTTAAAAGCTTTCTTTAGTGCTTTTTAGTATCACCAGCAATCTTATCCATTAAAGCAAACAATAGTCCAGATAAAACGAATGTCATATGTATGACAACCTTCCACATTAGTCTATTAGCATCCCCATCACTTATCTGGTCAGGTATATTCATAAACGATTTGAGAAGGTCAATTGCAGAAATAGCAACAATGGCACTAATGACCTTTAGTTTTAGACCAGAGAAATCAATGGTTCCCATCCAGCCCGGACGATCTTCATGATCTCCTGTATCAATTTTTGAAACAAATATTTCGTACCCACTAAATACAATAATAAGTAATAAGCTGGCCACTAGTGCTATATCTATTAAAACTAATGTGCCAACAATCACATCGGCTTCGCTAGCAGTGAATACATGCGTAGTGATATACCAGATTTTTTGAAAAAATTTTATGAAAAGAAGAATAATTCCTATTATAAGCCCTAAATAAAATGGAGCTAACAGCCAGCGACTGTTAAATATAGTTTTCTCTAGACTTTGCTCAGCCCTCTTAGGCATATGTGTCCTCTTTTTTGATTCATGATTCGATGGGTTTTTTAATTTTAGCAAATGTACTGCTGGCAAGTCATTAACTTTAAGAGGATGAAAAACCGCCACTGGAGGCGGACAAAACCCTTCAATTAATTGTGGATAAAAGAAGGGCTTAATGCTATCGTTTAAGACTATTTTATTTCATTATGAAGGTGGTGGTTTATGAAAACTTGGTCAGCACTACTTATCTCTATGCTTATGATGGCGCCAGTAATGGAAGCGAATGCTCGTAACTATCCATGCTCTAAAAGCATGGGCGGGGTCTCGCACTGTAAAGACGGTAAGTTTGTCTGTAAAAATGGCAAAATTAGTAAGTCTAAGCAAGTATGTAAGATGTAAGGCAGTAGTTTAAGAGTGTTTTAATACCTATCGGCTCGTTTGAGTTGATAGGTATTTTTTAGGTAATAAAAAAACCGCCCTCAGTGGGGCGGTAAAATTCTTGTAGGCTTCATCTAAAATCTCGCCTTCTAAAGTGCTCGGGAATGCATAGCTAAATAACTTCTTACCAACTATCCCGCCACTTTCGTCTTTATCAGAAGATAGTAGATTAAAATCTGAGTCATATTCGTTAGCTTGATCTACAAAAGAATCCTTGTCTTTGCAGTCTGCTTGTTAAAAATAAAGACTACACTTACTCTTTCTTATAGTTTCGAATCCAACTCAAACCACTCTTCATATAAAGAAGACCCTAGGTAATCTAAAAGAAAACATGCAAAAGGACTTATAACTAGAACTTTTTGTAGAGGGTCTATAAACTTATGATATTGAGCTTCGTAGATTTGTTTTTGAGTGAATTGCTCTGCTTCTAAATAACTCTGTGGATAAGAAAAATTATCATGAATTAAATGGTTAGCAGCCTTAACATGTTTAATTAAATGTTTTGACCATTCATCCTTAGATAAAGGGCGATTTGAGTGATTATTTAGCTTGTTATCACAACCAGTTGCGGCAATCATTTTATAGGACTTTCCTGCAGATATATCAAATGCTATTTCTTTGTCAAAATAGTGTTTGAAGGCTTCTACCATAGGGTAGCTAATAAATAATTTGCCATTTTCAGTTTCATTGTCAAAAATGTTTAGCATTTGCTTAACACAGTCAGGGTACTGGCTAGCAAGATTGTCATGACCATCATAATCAAAAAAAAGATAAATTTCGGAAATATCTATTTGTGAATACTTTGATAGTACATCATCTCTTTTACCTTTCTGCTCCTGGCTAATTTCTTGTAGAAGTTCGTATGTTATTAAAAACTCAATATCTTCATCTTTAACCTTTCGATATAGTTGATATATACTTGTGCCGAAACAAATTATTTCTACAGGACGATCTAGAAAGACTGATTTAAGGCTCTCAAGCAGCTTAACTTCAGTCTGTGCTCCTTCAGTAACACATAAAATAATATCAGACATCGAATTTTCCAGCTTGATATAGTTTTTCTAAGTTGTGTGCTCGGCGAAGTTCTTTTTCAGTACGCTGATTTACAGCTTCAACCCTTTCTCCATTTATTATAAAGCCACAGTCTGGACGGATGAGGTCATTAGAAAGCAAATCTGTATTATGCGTCGTAAGAATTACTTGCGTATTTTTTAGCTCTTTAAGCTTTTTGACAAGTTTCTGAGATAGTGCGAAATGATATGAGCTATCAAACTCATCAATAAAGAGTAAACGTATTTCATCTTTTTTTATTGTTTGCCACCAGTAATACAGCAATGTTAAGCTTTTAGTTCCGGTTGATGCGATATCAAAAAAAGGGATAGGTGTAGAGTTACTAGAAAATTTAACTCCAATTTCCAGGCCGGATATAGTCTTTAGTGGAACCAGATTATAATCTAACCCCATATCTCGTAGAAAAAACTCGAAGTCTTTTAGATTATTATTTTTTAAGATGTCTTCTAAAAACTTCCGTGATCCAGTTTGATACCCTATGAATGACGTCTCTTCAAACACACTACGAAACCACAACATATGGCTTACGAAATTGATAAACTCCACAAAAATTTTGTTGTTAGTGTTTCTTCTATCTAAATTGGTGTTGCTGTAGATGTACTTAACTACAGATAGGTTTTGATTTGGGTTTATATTTTTATTTAGGTGTTCCGTGCCAACTAAAATTGATGTAAAAGGCTTATTCAACTGGTAGTCTAGCACTACATTATCATTAATAAATAATTTTTCAGAAATTAATACTCTTTTATTATTCTTAGTATATTCATAAATTACATTATGGAGCTTGTTTTGAATTTTGAAAACAAATTCGAATTTAAAGAGAGCTGTCTTTTCAGTAGAAAGAGCATTGAGATAAAAATCATTAATCTCACGAGTTTGGTGATCAGTTAGATGAGAAATTAAGTCAAATAGGGCCCAGCCTAAGGTGGATTTGCCCGTGCCATTCTCACCGTAAATTAGCGCCATTTTTACCAAATGATCTTTTACACAATCCTTATTAAAATCATAGTTGCTTGAAGATAAGTCGAACTCTAATATATCTTTGAATTTACGATAATTAGATACAGAGAATCTTTTAAGCATGAGAATACTCACTTAATATTAATATTGGATAGCAATTGTACCATGGACATCCGTAAAAAATATACGGCAACATACATTATACTGCTGTAAAAATACATTTTTAATATGGTGTCATTGCAAAAAGTGCTCGACACGCCGGAGAAATGTTTATTTTGTTTAAGTATGAGTCATCGTACTGACCCCTGCTGTCAAATCCGTACACCTTTTATAGCCCACTATGGCCTAATGCCAGTCAGTTAAGCAAGAGACTTAGCGGAAATATGGTTTTTTAAAACCAGAGGACTCTATAAATAGGGGGCTCTAGAAAAAACAAATTTTACGATTCCGCTATAAAATCTCTTAACTGACTGGCATTACACTATGGCCTGTCTTTCTTATTTCAGTTTTTTCTTATGCTCGATCGCCACACCTAAAACATCAAAGGTTATGTTGGAAGAGTTCTCTATATATCATTCTGCTACTGAAAAGTTTGTTGCCTGCAGGAAAATGGCAAGATACAGACATAATGCCTCCAGTTTTAAATATCAAATCTTTACCAGTCGGAGACGTTATAACCGTACTTCTTGGCAAGCTTAATAGTATCACCGTCAAAATTATGACAAGCTTGTGCATAAAGTATGCCGTCACCATACAGAACACCAGGCATTGCCATATCTGTATTAATAGGCAGTGTTGTGATTTGGTCCCCATTTTGAACAGTAGGTGAGGATAAAGAACAAGTTATAAATAAATTATGGGAGTGATGATTCCAAACGATTTTCTTAGAATCCCAAGCCTGTCTACCACCGACAACGTTTAGTTTAATGAGGTGATAATCAGGCTGATTTTCAATTAATTCAAACTTCATGACCTTTGCAATACTGCAGGGGTCATGATAACAATTTTCAGAAATTGCACCTTTTTGAATGCCTCTATGATCAAAGGTAGGAGCAGCGAACGCAGATGCACTTAGTGCACTTAAAATAGTAATGAATAGAATCTTCTTCATAACATATCCTTATTACTCACCCCACAAATCCCCATACACCCCACAGTTACGCTCAATAGCATCCATCGTATCTTCAGTGCTGTGAACGCCATTCCGCCAAGCATTGACAGGGAAGCCCTAATTTAGCGACCTCCCTTTCCAATATCCAATATCCTGCCAGCCAAGCTCACCTTCTACTCTTCATCCGCACTCTGACTTTTACTGGATTTTTTAATTGGGAAGTCGTCCATGCTATAAACAGGGATCATAACTAGATCCCCGTAATGCTTCGCTAACAACTTAACCTGCTCAATTGTCAAATTCATAGGCTCGTTATTATCTGCTGCGGCATTAATCTGAGCCATCAGCTTGTTAATAGGTAATTCGCTATTATCCATAATTTTTATCCTGCTCTATATTTTCGTAGACCTTTTATAGCCCACTATGGCTTGTCTTATTTATCTCAATTTATGTTTACGCTCAACAGCGACGCCGCAAATTGTGAATGGAGTATGCCTGCTATCTATTACTGGAAAGTCCGGATTAAGTGGTACCAGCTCACAATACTCAATGCCTTCATCATCAAACCCACGTGGCCGCCACTTTTTAAAAGTTACGGCATTCTCACCTGCCTTTTTAGCAACAACATAATCTCCAGGTGAAGGCTGAGTATCTGGATCGACCAAGATTAGATCACCTGGATTGAAGTCAGGCGTCATGCTCAAGCCTTCAATGATTACCCAGTGAACACGGGGTGGATAATCACCTATGATGACTTCAAACATATCAGCAATGGCATCATCAAAATATTCACAAAACTCACCGGCCTGGACATAATTTAGGACGGGCACGCGCCGTACATTATCCATCGGTACAATTTTGAAATTGTCTCCATCTGGATAGACGGATGAAGTTGTATTGCTTTGAGGTTCAAACATTTCGCCTTCACCACGCAGCAACCAGTTAGGATTTACGCCAGTAGCTATGGCGATGTCATATAGTGCTGACGAAGTTTTATTCCTTCCATTCTCAATGTCAGAGATTACAGCTTGTTTTGAGCCAGCTTTTTTAGCTAATTCGTTCTGAGTCAAGCCTGCTGATTTGCGTGCCTTTCTAACTCTATTTCCAACATCTAACGTCATAACATTACCTCGCATTTATATATCGTGATTATGATACAAAACAATATCGGTTTGACGTTTGATTAAATAACGTAATTACGATATTATACTGATTGCACACCATAAGGAGTATTTCATGAATAAAAGTGTCGATTGGACGTTAATCGTTCGAGATCTACTTGAAAATCAAACACAGGTAGAGCTATCAAGAAAAACAGGTGTTCATCAGGGTGTCATTAGCGACTTATTCAGAGGGATACCAAAGCCTCATCTGAGCTATGCATATGGTAAAGCCCTTAAAGATGCTCACGATGAACTTATTCAAAAAACTAATGTTCCAGAGGAGACTTAACTATGACTCAATTATCACAAGAACAAGTTGCATGGTCACGCAATATGCAAACACAAGTTTTGAATGCGCTTGCAGGCACTTGCCAGCAAGATATAGCAGAAATAATGGGTATCGATAGTGGGACTATCACGCGCTTAAAAGACGTGCATCTAGTCAAGCTATGCAACCTATTGGCAGCGCTTGGACTAAAAATCGTTCCTATGGAACTTAAATGCTACAACCCAGAAATGGTCAAGATGCTTTACGCCCTCGCGAGGGATAACTTGATGAAGTCAGAAGAAGTGGATGATTTTTTTCATGATGATGCGCGAATTCAGATAGCGGAAGGGACTTATAGGCCGCGGGCAAGTTTGGGGGTTTAAATGCCAGGTTTAGTAAAAATCAGTAGACGATTAAAACGGGCAATAAAAAACCCCAGCGCTGGAGGGCCACTGGGGTTTGACTTTCCTGGAAATTAACTTGCGGGTACTTTCAAGAACTGCATCCAACAATCTAAAAGACTGTATCAACAGTACTAAGCAGTTAACGAAGAGGATCATAACATGTTTTTAGAAAATATTTCAAATAGTAATAAAACTACTATGAGCAGCCGAGAAATTGCTCAGCTGTGTGAGAAGCGCCACGACCATGTTCTAAGAGATATACGTGCGTATGTCGGTGCCGTCATCAAAATGGAGCGCGGCATTGATGTTAAAAGCATGGATTGGGGCAATGAAGAGGGTGTGCGCTTTTTTGGGGAGACCCCTATTAAAGGCGTAACTCTAAAGCATGAGATCAATCATCAAAACAAACAGTATTACCCTGTTTGCTATCTTGATAAAAATACCACTTTAACAATCATATCGGGTTACAACGTTCTTTTGCGAAAAAGAATAATTGAAAGATGGTCTGAGCTTGAAGCTCAGGTTAGAGCGCCAGCCGTTCCTCAATCTCTACCAGAAGCGCTACGCCTAGCAGCTGACCTGGCAGAAAAATTAGAACAGCAGCAAGCACAATTAGCTATAGCGACTCCTAAAGCGGCGGCGCTTGATCTGATTGGCGCAGCAGAGGGCAGTCTTGGTGTGCGTGAGACTGCAAAAACATTAGATATTGCACAGAATAAATTTACTACTTGGTGCGTAAATAACGGCTGGATGTATAGAGACTCTAAAGACAAATTACAGCCGTATAGCGGTCGCATTCAACAAGGGTATATGGAACAGCGTCCGGTCACATTTAATGGCCGTGACGGGACTACCAGGGCGACAACACAGCCGATGTTCACACCAAAAGGTCTGGCAAGATTGGCACAGATATTCGCAATAGTACATGAGGTAGCGTAATGAGATACACATTGAGCATAAATGCAGTCAAATGCCATGAATGGGGCCTTAACTTAAACCAAGGTGCCTTATTTGATTTACTTAACCAAGCAAGCTCATGGGCCAAACCCCATGTAATTAATGGCGAGTTTTATTATTGGGTATCTCGCAACATGGTGATTGATGAAATTCCCCTAGCATACAGTAAGCCAGATACTGTTTATCGAGCCCTAAAACTGTTTGAGGAAAAAGGCTTGGTTGATTACATCAAGGAAGGAAAAAAAGACTTAGTTAAGTTAACTGAAAAGGGCAAGGAGTGGAACTCTAAAACCACTTTTACACCTGATTCTAATTCGGATTTAAATCCGAAAAATAATCAAAACTCGGAAATAAATCCGAAAAACACCCAAAATTCGGATTCAAATCCGAGCAAATTCGGAAATGAATCCGAAAAAACCCCTAAAAACTCGGATTTGAATCCGACAAATAAGAATACTAATTATAAGAATACTAATAATCATATTAATAAAAAAAATACCAAAAAAACAAAATCGAAAACTCAGTCAGCGGTGGAGACTTACAAACCACAAAAACCAGATGAAGTTTCAGATCAGGTTTGGAGTGATTTACTCAGTCACAGAAAAATTAAAAAAACGTCGAACACCCAAACAGCTTGGAATGTGATTTTTGGTCAACTGGAAAAAGCGAAGCAAGCAACCGGTCATTCACTGGATCAGATAATCACTGAGTGGATAACACGGGATTGGAAAGGTTTTAAATCAGACTGGTACATCAACATTCAGAATAAGACTCAGAGCACGGGGAACAATCATGAAAACAATCAACCAGCTAACAACCCAGCTAACGAACAGCCAAAGAAATCAAGCGCAGACATCTACGCAGAAAACCTTGCCAGAGACCTTGCACAGCAGTACCCAGACGAATTCGCAAACGTGCCTTTCTAAGCAGCAGATAGCCAGTTTGTTTGCAGGGTGGAAAAAGTTATTTAGATCAAAAATCAAAGATGAGGACTGGGGTGTTGACACACTGACCGTCTGGTATATCGCATTAACCGACCTAGGCATGACACAAGACGAGTTTAACCAAGCTAAGCGTAAGTCGTTAAGTCTTTCATGGCCACCAACAGCCCCAGCTGATTTTTTAGAGTTAGCGAGAGCTGGCAAGCAAAGTGAATACCTAGACACACAAACCGCATTTGAGACAGCCTGCAGATGCTCAGGAATGCGCGGAGACGTCGAAAGAGACTGGAGACACCCAACTGTACTAGAAACGGCAAATCGCATCGGGTGGGGCAAATTAGCGGGTGCTGGTAACGGATTTATTAAATACTTTGCCACGGTCTATGAGCGGGTTGTCAGCGAGCATCAGGCCGGTGCTAATTTTGTTATCCAGCCAGCAAGAAGAATTGAGCATAAAAATATACCGGCTTCGGCTGAATTTGTGGATGAGCTATTGCGTACATATGGGTTCAAGAAGGGTATAAAAGACAAGCAGTCAGAGTCTTGCGAACAAGAAACAGCGGAAATTTAAAATAAAGGGAATCCATGGCTAAGAATAAATCCAATAAAGATCAGCGCCGTGCTAAGGCGTTAAGAGCAAAAAAAGCCACGAAGATACAACAAGCGAAGTCTAAGCCGCGCCAGTATCAAGGGTACATGAAAATGTTTTTGGACGGTGACAAGGTGGAGGAGCTGATCAAGCGGTTAGTACGCACTGAAGACTTCTTAACCCGGCCCTATGATATTTTCAGCCACGACCGGACTTACACTTTCACCATGAACGCAGTTAGCAAAGATGGTCAACGTGCACACGCTAAGGCTGAAATTGAAGGGGAGCATGACCAAGCCGGACTAGTTGCTGCTATTGGTCAAGCGTTTAGGGACTTTTGCGATGAGCTTATGGAGCACGCACCAGAGGTTGAGCTTAATTACAGTGAGTGTCATGCGGTCATACGGGCGCTTAAAACAAAGATTAAGGCACCAGGTGGCTATCGGTGGGTGTAAGAGCAGATAAGCTTAAAACAAGTAAGGGCTATACGCTCACACGCTTAAGCAGAGCATATGACCCGGCCGGCAATCATTGGAATCAGTATAGCGCTAGGGTAAGAGCAGTTGAGGGTAATCCTTTTTTTGATCAAATCGTTCGATGGGACTTAAACGGCAATGCGATTAATCATGAGTTGGGCGATATTGTTTGGGGTGCAGATGGTACTGGGGATTATCAACTAAGACAAGGCGAGAATATTTTTAGATTTTAGTAAGGGCTTTTTATGTTAAACGAATTATTTTTGATGATGTTGTGGTGCTATCTTTTTCTTTCCCTGTTTAGCACGTATTTAATTGCTCGTGTTGTTTTTGGTGATGGCAGGCGGGTGTATAGGTTTCAGGTGCACTGGTACCACAAGTGCGTTTTAGGGTATCTGATAGCCGTTCCAGTTATTTTTTTTACAGTGGCGTTTATCAGTTTGTTATCAGGCAAGTAAGGGTTAAAAGGGCATGAAAGGTAAACGAATAGGATTATCAGAAGATGAGGTACAAACAGTAGTAATGAATTGGTCTAAGCGCCAGAAGTTCAAAGGCCGACCATTGTTTGATTATATTCATCATTCGCCAAACGGCGGCAAGAGAGCCGCTAAAATTGGGTGTAGCGGTAAGCGCTATTCACCAGAGGCGGCTAAATTTAAGCGTATGGGTGTTAAAGCGGGCTATCCTGATTTGATTATTGATATTGCCAGAGGCGCTTATCACGGCCTGCGCATTGAGATTAAAAAAGATGGTAACAGCTATGCGACGCCAGCCCAAAAAGAACGAATCGAGATGTTGGCCAAAGAGGGGTATTGCGCGGTTGTCGCTAAAGGGATTGATAACGTTATATCAGTTATTCAGCAGTACATTAAATTAGGCAACTTTGATGGCGTAAGCCAGTTAACAGCTGACAAATAAACAGGCAAAAAAAAGCGCTCATGCGGTTACATGAGCGCCAAAGGATGACAATTCCAGCCCTTATTCCATTAGGCAGCATGATTATATCAATGACAGAAAAAACTGCAATGAGGGCGCGCGTGTGGCAAAAAAACGGCTTGGGTTTACGGATAAACAGTTAAAACAAATCAGAGTAACAGTGGGTCGCAATTTGGCGGCTGCAAGAAAAAATGCCGGCATGACGCAAGCTGAGGTCATGCGTATTGTGTGGAACGTGGATAACAATAGAAACCGTATCAGTGAAATTGAGAACGGCAATAAGGATTTAACGCTTACAGACTTGCTGATATTTCAAAATCTTTATAACCAGTCGCTTGATTATATTTGCGGCCTATCGGTTGAGCCAGAGCTGGATATGCTGGCAAGCACTGTTAACCATGTAGTGAACCAATCAAGATCAATGGTTGAGTATCTTACAGAGCAGTTTGCAGAAACCATTACCGAACACATGAAGTCGATATGTCGTAACGATCACGAGGCGTTGATGCATGCCTCCAAAGACTTATGTAGCAAATTGCGAGAAGTTGGAGGTTACGATAAGGAGGTGGTCAACTGTATGAACAAGCTAATGCTAGTTATTAGGGGTATTGAGGCTAAGCAAGCCAGGCAGGTTATGGCTGTGGAAACTCAAATGTTGCAGATAAAACAGCGGTTAGATAAAGAGGATAAGCACATCATGCTATCTGATCTTGATTATGACTACCAGTACAGCCTACCCTTAGCGGAGCCTGTATATAGTGATGAAGAAATGATTAAAGGGGTTAGCTAATGGCAGTACCAAAGGAAGTGTGGGCGGCAGCTAAAGCCCTTTGGGAAAGCACCCCCAATATTACTTATCAAGAAGTTGTGGACCACTTACAAGAAGTGTATGGGGATAAGGCACCGGCTTCTAAATCCGCCGTATATAACCGTGCCAAAAAATATGACTGGCAAAAGTTATCCATGCTTGAACTGAAAGAACGAGCGGAAAATGCGGAAAAAAAACAGAACAAAAGTGAACAGAACGGGGTTGAGAAAAAATTAGAGAACAAAGAAAACAATAAAGTCAAAAATGAGCATGAAACCCAAATTTACAGAACAATAATCGATAGCACAGACAGAACAAAACAGAAAATCGTTCTCTCAACTGAACAGCGTGCCAGCGTCATTATTAAACACAGAAATAGGCTGCATAACTTGGGCGCATTAGAAGATGCAATCACTATGCTATCACTTGACGTCGCAGAAAACGTACTAAATCCAACACCTATTGAGGTGGACCATGTTAGCACTGGTGACGATGATGATTATAGGTTCTATGATGATGAAGAAGACCCTATTGCTAAAAAGTTAGGAGTGATAAAAAGCCTAAGTTTTGTACTGGGTAATTTAACCCAAGCACAAAAGGTGATTGCTGAACAAGAAATGCCCATGTGCGGTATTAGCGCCGAGGACTTTAAGCAATCAGAACAAGAACGTCGTTTAGGGGCGCTTGAGGCGCTGGCAGGTATTGACGAAGAAGAGCGTGCGGCTCGTGAAAAGCTGCATAGGGAATTACAAGAACGGATGCAGTCGCTTACCCAGCTTGAGCATGATCCTGATTTTTTTGGTAACAATGATATTGAGGATGCTGATATTGAAGATGCTGATATTGATGATGATTATTAGGCTGGCAAGCCATAACTAGGTATAGGATTTATAGTAATGACACACCATGAATTAGTAACTTACTACTACACAATTATTTGCTGTTTGACGGTATTAATTTATTTGCACTTGGGTAAATGGAGTGATTGATGGGTGGATAAATACCCTTACAGCCCTTATAGGTTATACGCTCCTCATATATGACGGACGGATTAACCATGGTACCCTCATTGATGATGGTACCAAATTCAGTTATCCAGAATTTCCGGATAGCTCAAACACTTAATAAAGATTAAATTGATTTATGCAACTTTTTTGTATAAAATTCCAAATTATGCAAATAGGAGTGTCAAGTGAAATCTAGTCCAAAAAATATATTCTCTGAACATATAGCTAAAGAGTTTACGATTGATAAATTAATTAAACTGCATGAGGCGATTGCCGCTCAGCTTGTCACTCATGAAAGATTCATTACGGATGTATATGATGATGTCATTAAGCCATTTTCTCGACCACAGTATCAGTATTTTGCAATAATCCAAGCGGCTCAGGAGTCAATGGTTAATTTAATTGATGCCTCATATCGTTTAAAAAATACTGAACCAAAAGGAGGTATATATCCTCTCATTGAATTACCTTCTTTTTCTATAATCCCACGAAGATCTGGGACAATGCAGTCGTATCGAAAAGCAAATTATCTCAAAAATAAAGCTGTAAATAATGCTATGTTTGAACAGGCGATGCCTGATTTATTTGATGTGATTGAGAACCCTAATATTGCCAGATCAGATAGAGTGTTTATGATACTGGATGTATTTGTTGACGAAGACAATCAACCTCATCTAAATTTCTTACTACCTAGCACTGATTTAAAAACAATTCATTTAATTATTTCCTTTGAAGAGATTATACAAATGCAATTCCAGCATGAGGATAATAATCCGCAAATACAGCCTGCTGCTCCTACGCTTAAGAAGACATTGCAAGAGCTTGATGCGCAGGCAAGTCAGTAATATTGCAAGGTGAAATATTATGTTTAATCCAGATCGTTTAGTTTTAGCTCGGAATGCTAGACGAATGACACAAGAAGCGCTAGCCCAAGAAATTGATTACTCTGATTCAATGATATCTCGATGGGAAAGTGGTGCAAATAAACCTACGTATTCTGCAATCTCTAAGATTTCTAAGGCACTATCTATGCCAGAGAGATGGTTTTCCTTAAGAGGCATAGATGAACAAGGTGTATATCAGTTTAGATCATTAACAAGAACAGAAGCTAGTGCGAGAGATCAAGCAAAAGCCAAGCTGCTTTATTTTCGAGAGATTTCAGAGATTTTAGAGCAATGGGTGGATTACCCTGCATTAAACCTAGTCGATTCTCCAAATAGAATAGAGGCTCTTAATATAACAGACGAAAAAATAGAGAAGCTTGCAGAAGAACAGCGTAAATTGTGGGGTCTTGGGAATAGGCCTATTCAAAATTTAACGAGATTAATTGAGAATTCTGGTGTGTTAATTACTTCAGATTGGCTGAATTCTAGCGATATGGATGGGGTGTCTGCTTGGATGGCAGGTAGACCGTATATTCTTTTAGCAAAAGATAAGGATAATTATTTTAGAAATAGATTTGATAATGCTCATGAGTTTGCGCATGGTATTTTACATAAAAATTTAACCAGTTCCGACTGTAAAAACATTGGCTATAAGGAAATTGAAAGGCAAGCCAATTATTTTGCCGGTTGTCTATTAATGCCAAGTGACGCTTTTTCTTTAAACTACAAAAGTGTTACTTTAGATAATTTGGTGATCGAAAAGCGTCACTGGGGAACATCTGTTGCTTCATTAATAATGCGTTATAGTCAGTTAGGGCTCATTGATGATAATCATAAGACACGCTTATTCAAAAACTACAGTTATCGTAAATGGAGATATGGTGAGCCGTATGATGATAGCGTTAAGCCAGAAACACCTGAATTAATGTATAACACTGTCAAAATCTTGCTAGAAGAAGGTGGATTTCGCAAAGAAGATATAATTGATCGAACATTTTATAATGCCGATGATTTAGAACAGCTATGCTGCTTACCAAAAGGTATGTTGTCAGGGGAGCAACCAACCAAACCAAAGTTAAGGTTAATTAATTAGTAGTATCCAATATTACAACTATTAAGCCACTTAGAGATTATTTTGATGAGGGTAATTGTTTATTGAAAATTGATATGTTTCAAAAAGGATATTTAGAAAAAATAATTTTATGAGGGAGTCCATCCTGATCAGGAAGCAAACGATATAAAACCAGTGATTCAAAATAGACAAAAGTGGCACTGCTGGGAACTATTGAAGCTATTTAGGGCCTGGCCGTAGGAAAGTCTCTATTAAAAGCGATTGATTTAATTATCAGTCGCTTTTTTCATGCCCCTAGGAACACTCAAACCCCACAGCCCGCCAGCAATGCCATAATTTAAGCCACACGTACAGTATTAAGGCTTTATCATGGTAACTTATCTTAATTATGACGATCAGGGCTTTATCATTGGCACAAGACGGCTAGAAAGCGGTATTAAGTCAATCGGTGAAGATACCCAAGAGATCATACAGATACTCAAATCACAAAATCAGATTAACCAAACGGTATTAGACCGCATAGCTAAATCCAATGAGCGCATAGCTAACAAGAAGTCTATGCGTATTCAGGGCGTTGTCCCTACTTATGACCCTAATAACCCAGATCGAAATAATGCGAGCCAGCCAGGCACGCAAGGCCAGGAACAGGCAAAGCAGCAACACAAGCAGGACTTAAGTAGTGCAAGCCAGACAGTAAAAAGCGAGAAAAGGGCAGCGGGTAGCAAGGACGGTGGTGCTCTTAGCAATGTCACCTCAAATGCTACCGTCAAATCAGGATCAGCTACAAATAGGGCTGATATCCAACGCGATAGCGGCTCAAATGACGTTAATAGATCAACGGCTGATAGAGGCAGGGAGGGTTTAGATACTACTAATAACGTAACTGGCATCGTACCTAGTGCAACTGGTGCAACACGTAAGGCAAACAATCCTACTGGCAAAAACGGACGTGAGAAAAAGAAAAATGACAGCGATCGTGACGATCTAGGCCGTTTTACAGCCAAAGAGAAGTCGCTGTTTGACTCATTGTCTAAGATAGCTAAGAGTGGCCGCACAAGTTATGGCAGTTATGGCAGTGCTCAAGATATTGATCCGCTAATTGCGTCAATGAATGAGGTTAAAGACGTAGCAAGCCCGCTATTTAATATGGCTACACAAGCTGGAAAAATGGGTGGAATGGCTGGCAAGGCAGCTTTAAGGGCCGGCAGGTTCTCATTCTCTAAATACAAAAGCTTGAAGCGTAAAGAGCCATTGCCAAAAGAACAGGCAAGACACAATAAGCAGAACGAGGAAACGCTAGGTGAGATCCTAAAGAGGATGCCGAGTGGTGAGGGCTCACTATTAGGTAAATTAGGGCGTGGCTTAGGTCTTTTGGGAGGCGGCGGAAAAGGCAAAGGCAGGGGCAAGGATAAGAGCAAGGGTAAAGGTAAAGGCGTTAAGGCCATCTTGTCTGGAGCTGGGGCCGCTATCTTAGGTGCTGGCAAGTCTGGCGGTAAACATATTGGTAATGCCGCTAAAGCACTTGGTAAAACTAGGGTGCTAACCCCTCTGGCCACAGCTATTGGAGCAGGCAGCCTAGCAAGTCGATGGGACGAGCTCGACAATGAAGAAAGAACAGCGGGTATTGGTAGCATAGCTGGTGGTGGCGCTGGGGCTATGGCTGGTGGTGCAATTGGCTCAGTACTAATACCAGTCCCAGTGGTGGGTACCGCTATTGGGGCGGCCGTGGGTGGCTGGATAGGTAGCGAGGGCGGCGAGGTTTTAGGCCGTACCGCTTCACCACATATTAAGTCATGGACCGATAGTATTAAGGCTTACAACTTACCTCAAAAAATGCAAACTAAGTGGGAGACAGGATTAGCACCGGTCCTTTCTAAACTAAGTGAAGCGGCCGGCGGCATGAAGTCGTGGCTATCAAGAATGGGTGATGGCGTTAGTAGCTTTTTCAGTGGCGATAGTGGCATTGGAGCACCAACTCAAGCGGCAGCAAATGCCAGTGATTATGCGATTAAAAATGCGGCATATGTATCGCTTGGCGCTTGTGCTAAGTACGTGAATGATGCTTTTCGTGCTCAAGGTTTACAGGCATCGGGTAACGGGGTTGATGCGGCGAAAAACCTAATCAACCTTAACAAAGGCAAGTTTCAAGAGGTGGCATACAGTGAGGGTTATACCCCTCAAGTTGGCGATGTTATGAGCATGCCTTCAAACAGTAAGTCTAAGCATAATTACGGTCACGTTGCGGTATATACAAAAGAAGGGTGGGTTTCAGACTACAAGCAAGGCGAAAAATACGGCAATACCGCAGCGCCTAACAAAGACTACTACGAAGAAATTAAGTCAGGCAAGATTAAGCCCACTATTGCACGTATGATACCAGATGGGACACTGCCAACAGGTAGCAGTACTGATGTTAGCTCAAGCAGACTAACAACACAGGAGCAAAAAGCCAAGCGTGACGAGGCTATGCAATACTTTATGTCTCAAGGGTGGACCAAAGAACAAGCCGCCGGCATTGTAGGCAACATTCAAAAAGAAAGTATGTTTAACTACAAGGCACTTGGCGACAATGGCAAGGCGTTTGGTTTGGCCCAATGGCACCCAGACAGGCAGGCTGACTTTAAAAAAGCTTTTGGCAAAGACATTAAGCAGGCAAGTTACAAAGAGCAATTGGCTTTTATTAACTATGAGCTTACTAAGGGCGATGAAAAGGCCGCAGGCAATAAGCTTAAGAAAGCCAAAACAGCAGGCCAGGCTGGGGCTATCGTGTCAGAGTTTTACGAGCGACCAAAAGCAGTTGAGGCTGAAAAGAGAGAGCGTGCGAAAATTGCAGAGGGTATCTACAATAATACAGCGGTTCAGTCGGTTCAGCAGAAAACCAAAACAACTAACAGTGTGTTAGGTGTTAACGTTGGTGGCTTAGCTAACAATTTTATTGCAGGTAACACGCCAGCATACCAACCGGCCAGCCTACCTAAATACGAGTCAGCCAAGCAATCATTAGGCCTTGATTTAGGTTCTTCTATTCTTAAAAACGTATTTAATATACCAGATATGCCTTCATTTAGATTGCCGCTGGCAGGTGGCGGTCTAGACAAGCCCATCATTGTTCAGTCAAATAATGAGAGCATAGGCCAAAACGTGTCAGATAGGGATTTGGCACATGCAATTACCGGTGGTATCGGTATGAGTAGAGCTTGGGATTAGCTTTGCACATAATGCCTTAAAAGCGTTGAAGTTTTTAGGTTAACCGATATAATAACCCCATCATCAAGGTGATAACTCCCTACTTTGATTCTTGATGTGTTTGCAGTGTATTGAATGGGGTTAGTAGTGGTATGCCATTGACCATGAACCCCCCGTTTTTACGATGACGTGTTATTTCTGTTGATCCTTTATTTTTTGGCCGCCCCGTTCCCTGGCGGCCTTTTTTTTTGCTTAAAGGAACACCCCAAAGGCAAAACAGCTTAACCCCTTAAACTAAGGCATATATTAAATATTCTATGCCTTTTTTGAGGGGTTTTTTCATGGCTAAGAAAACTAAAGTTATTACTTACAACTTGGCGGATCGTGGCCGCAAATACAATGGCCAGGATAGATCAGATTTAGATATCACATCCATGGTGGAAAAAATAAACTCGCCGGCCGTGCAAGAGCTTGTTAGCAGTGGTGATTTGTTTGGCTTTAATGGCCATGAGATACGAGCACGTTTTGGCATGTACCCACCCGATCAATGGGTGGACGAAAAGACGGGCCGTATTATTAAAATCCAGCCAGCCTTACGCACAATTCGACTTGAAGCAGATGATGACGGCAACGTCGTAACCCAGCATGAGTTTTTAGATACAGATGACGGCCAATTTGCCGCGCGTTTATATGCCAGTAAAGCCGGCGGGTTTAGTAGTGCTATTAACCGCAGACGTAAGCCAGACGGGTTTTATGAGGTCACCGGCTTCCATGGCTTTGACTATGTGAGAACGCCAAACTATGCCACAAACAAAGGCGACGGCATGTTTGATAGTATCTTGAATGGCGCTTATACCGAAGGTGAGGCGTGCTTTGACAGCCTGGTAGAGCTACCACAAGATCAGATTGTCTTAAAAGAGGCCTTAGAACGTATCATCATTGCTCAATATGACTCAATGCAAACTGCTTTATATTCAGAGTCACTGGTAAGCCATTATCAGCGTGAAGCACTAGCAGCCCAGGACGCTTTGATCAATGCAGAGGTGCGCCGTCAAAAAGTGTTAGAGCGTAAGAAGCAGCGAGAATTAGAGATCTACGATAGCCTAATTTGCCCTTCTAAGCCATTTAACGAGATTAAGGCTCAATGGGATAGCTTTCATATTGGTAGCACGTCAGACGCAGATTTACGCATAAGCGAGCTAGATAAAGTGGCTGGCAAGTCCGAAGAGCGCAGCGATAGAGTGAGCATTGTTGATAAATTCCGTGGTCTTTAATTAAGGATTGAGCAATGAGCAAAACAAAAAGACTACTATCACCGCTTGAGTGCTTGCAGGTGGCATGGGTCATGAAACTAAGAGACTTTAGGCAGTGGTGCATGCCAACCACTCAAGGCGTTTATGACTGGAAGCGACGCAAGCTAGAAGCGGCTATTGTTGCGGCCAAAACCTCAATGGTTGATGACGTGGAGAGCATGTTAAAGGCTATCCAGGAAAACGATAACGCAAAAAACGCTGGCTATAAAAATAAGTCCGGCTCGTCCGTTTACTTACCGGTCCTTATGACGGCCATTAGTCCGATTGAAACGCCGCCTGAATATGACCAGGTAGGCGGATTGCCGTATTGGGTAAACGTGGTGCTACCTCAAGATCCATTAAAGCGAGTGGTGCAAATGCGATCGGTTCCCGTGGCTTATCGTTGTCAAATTGCTTTTTTTAGCCCCGATCCCCATAGCGCGTCGGATATTGCCAGGCAGTTTGCCAACTTTTGGAAGCATGAGGGAAAAAGAACATTCCCAGTGTCTTATGACGTTGGAGCTATTGAGGGTAAGGCGATTAAAGATGATTGGAATTTTAGGGTATTAGAAAACAGCCTTTACCCTGATAACGCATCTATTGACCTAAAAAACCTATTCATCGTAACGGTTGATTGTACGATCGTTGGTGCTATTCCTGAATTTGTAGGATTGGGTGGTGATTGGGATGAAGTGACCGATACTGGGGAGCCATACGAGAGCTTACCGACACGGCCAAACCCTGAATATGATCCAGAGAAGCCAACGATACCGCTTGACCCTAATAATCCTAACGGACCCGCGATTAACAGCCCAAGAGAGCCAATACCAGGCAAGACCGGCAAGCCAATTGAGGGAAGCCGTGATAGCTATGAGAAGCTTAATAGCCTGGTTATCGAAGCCAATGTTGATGATGAAGATACAGACCATGAAGTCAGAGTTGCTATTGACCCTGATACGGGTGTAATCACTGAAACCAACGTGGCCAAAATAGGGGCTGACGGTGATGAATGACCAGGTCAAGCCAGTCGTTATTGACGCAAGGGCGGCCGCTTATGCTGGCGAGGCTATACGCGTCTTAGGTGTTGTCTTGCCAGCATCAGGTAGGGTTATGCTTAAAAAACAAGCCACGTGGAAAGAGCAGCCGGTACCAAAGGATAATGCTGTGGTAGTCACTGATACGCCAATGATTTTTGATTACTGGGACATGAGTTTTAACGAGTCCGAGCAAATGGCAGAGGTTATGGCTGTGTATAACGAGGCCCAGCGATCAGGCTTAATTTTGATTGAGGATGCGTTAAGACGATATGAGCCAAAAGACGTTATTCAGATGCGCAAAATGGACGAACGAGGAAAAGTATTAGACTTTGATTCAATAGGTATTACCAATGGCCACATGGCCGTTTTGTTGGCTATTTGGGCTGCAAGGAAAGTGCATGGCGGCTACCTTATGTCAACCGCACCAATAACGCTTGACGATAGCTCAAACGACAAGGATAGCGACTATGGCTTAATGCCTTTTAGTATTTAATATTAAGGGCTAAAAATGTTAGATGATTTAATGCTATTACCTGAATGGCGTGAGGTATGCCAAAGGTATCGCTATGATATCACGCGCTTTGCCGTTGAAGCGTTGGATATGACGATACAAGCCGGACAAGCAGTAACCTGGCAACAAGAGCTATTGTTTAAATCTATTGTTGTGCCTGGCAGTCGTACAAGCGTTGCGTCTGGTCATGGCACTGGCAAATCGCGCTCGGCTGGCATTATCGCCTTATGGCACCTTTTATTTTACCCCGAGTCGGTAATGCTGTTTACCGCGCCTCAAATTGGCCAGCTTAGAACGGTTGTTTGGAAAGAGATTAATATCTGTTTGCAGCGCCTAGGCAATAACAAGGCGCTAGGCTGGCTTGCTGGTTATGTTGTCGTACTAACAGAAAAGATTTATATCAAGGGCTTTAAAGATACCTGGTTTGTTTTTGCTAAGACAGCACCTAAACACCAACCAACTAACATTGCCGGTCAACACGGCGATCACTACATGGTATGGGCTGATGAAGCTTGTGGTATTGACGACGCAGTAATGGAAGTTGCCATTGGTGCATTGACCCATGAGAACAACAGGGCCGTATTAACTAGCCAGCCGGCTAAAGACACCGGTTTCTTCTACGACACACACCACAAGTTAAGCCACCATAACGGCGGTAAATGGATTGCCCTTGAGTTCAACGGTGAAATGTCACCGATCGTTAGTAAAGAAAAACTGATTGAGGCCTTATATCAGTATGGCAGTCGAAACAGCCCAGGGTATCTAATTCGTATTCGCGGTAAGTTCCCAGAGCTTAAAGGTGAGTACCTATTAACGCGCACTGACTACGATAATATGAAGCACCAGCCTTGCGTGATTGAAGAGGGTGATAAGTGGGGTATTATCGTAACTGTGGACGTGGGCGGCGACGTTGGCCGCGATAGTAGCGTCATATCGGTAATGCAAGTCGTTGATAAGATGGTTAAGGGCCGTATTGAGAGACACGTACATTTACTTGATATACCGCTGTTTAGTAATAGGGCCAATATCAATACGCTTAAAGCTAAGATCAATGATGTAATGAGCGATTATCCAGGTGCGACCTTGGTGATTGATCCCCTAGGAGCTGGTATGGGCTTAACGCAGTCGGTAAAAGCTGATGGGGTATATTTTGATGAAGTACATTGGGGTTCGCCTTGCTTTAACAACACGCTCAAACGCTACTACATGAACAAGCGCAGCCACGCTTATGTATCAATGGCCAAGGCAGTAGAAAAAGGCTATTTCAGTATAAGCGATAAAGTCAAAAAAATGTACCAGGTAATGACTAACTTAGAAGAGCAGATGACGCGTTTACCGTATTACTTTGATGAAAAGGCGCGTTGGTGCATGATGTCCAAAAAAGACATGCTCAAAAAGGGCATTAAGTCACCGGATATTGCAGATACCATAGCGTTTGGCTTTATGGAGAACATAAGCTATGCGCCGGTTGAAAGTTACGAGGATCTAAATATAGGCAGCGCTGAAAGCGATGAATTAGACCTATTAAAGCAAGCGGCCGATGAATTGCTTGGTGATTAGGCTGGCAGGTGGAACATATAGCAGGCTTGCCAGCCTAAATGGTTAAACTTAGACGATACCGAAATTTTAAGGATTGCGTTAGTCATGGCGAATAAACCCAACCCAATTATATTTAGAATTACCGAAGAAGGGCGTTTAGCAGTGTTAGACGCTCAAAAGCAAGGCATAAGCTTGTCTTTAAAAACGCTTGTCGCTGGCACGTCAAAATACGTGCCAAATGGCAGAGAAACACGCATTAGAACAGAGGTTATGCGATCCGATATCGTAACCAGCGGTATTGAGAAAGAAAGCAAGTCTTTACGCTTTAGCGTTACCCTAAACAGTGTCACTTCAAAAGATATCTACGAGATTGGATTGCTAACCAGCGACAACAAGCTTTTTGCGATTGCAGCTAGTACCAGTCCGTTGTTTACCGTATATGCAAACGTGACATTTGTTGGTAGTTTTGGCTTGTCACTAAGCGAGCTAGACGTTAGTAAAATAACGGTTTCAACCGACCCTGACGCCGCTATTGTCGTTAAGATGATGGAAGATCATGTAGGTGCAGCTAATCCGCACCCTCAATATATTAATAACGATAAGTTTTCACAGCTTGATAAGAAGGTGGATAAGCTAGGCCAAAATATCAGTACGGCATCGGGTGATTTAAGCAAGCACATAGCAGCTGCTAACCCTCACTCACAATACACACTTAAAACAGAGCACGATGCACACGTTAAGCTATACGATGCACTTAAAAAGCTAGTTGATACACACGCTGGCACGTTGACCCAACACGGCAAAGATATATCAAGCGTATCAACTGACTTTAGCAACCATACTAAGGCGGCCGACCCTCATACGCAATATGCCAAGAAAACAGACTTATCAGCCCATACAAGTGCGTCTGATCCGCATACGCAATATGCTAAAAAGACTGACTTGTCAGCCCATACCAGTGCAACACACCCTCACACCCAGTATCTAAGAGAGTCTGACCTGGCTGACATGAAACAACAAATTCAACAATTGCAGCAGCAGTTAGTAGCAGCCCAAAACAAGGTTACTGAATTACCGATTGGTTCAGTGCATGTGACAACAAACGACTATAAGAGCAGTACAGAAGTTAAAGCGGCTTTAGGTTATGGCACGTGGGCCAGGTTCGCAGAAGGTAAAACGCTCGTTGGTATGTCAACCAAAGCGGCCGACCCTGTTTGGACCAAAAAGCTAAAAACGGAGTTTGGTGAATATGACCACAAGCTTACCATTGCTGAAATACCTAGCCACACTCACGACTTAAACTTTGTAGTGAGTAATATTAGAGGTAACACAAGGCCTGCAACGCAAAGTACAAGTGAGTCGCCTTCAAACTTAGCAGCCTCAAATGTTGGGGGTGATAAACCCCATAACAACGTGCAGCCTTCAATCGTTGTGGCTTACTGGTTGAGAACAGCTTAGTTATGATTGAGAACATAATAAATATTTATCACAATGCGATACGTGACCACGTTGATTTACTTTATCGACGTGGCCGTACCGATAGGCTAATAACCTGGAAAGTGGGTGATGATGAAGCTCACGACCCCACGTTAATTGCGTTTAGAGCGTACAGGGATCGCAATTATGCAGACGTTGTTATGGTATGCGCTGGCACGAATAGGATTGGCCAGCCATTGCCAAAAGACATTATCTTTTTGCCAGTCGCTAGAGACTTGATCGCAATTAAACGCAAGTATTTAAAAGAGTCTTAAATGGATAACTTAGATACTGATTGGTTTAACAATAACAGCCCACAAAATCAGGATAACCCAGTAAGCCGGCAGGATAGGCTCGTAAACAATATGAGCCTTGAAGAGCTTAGGCGTTGGCGTATTGATACAGCCAAGCAAGCCAGCGAGCAGGGTAAATTTGCCAGCCGTCATAATCAGTATCTAAAAGAGACGATTAGAGACATTAAAGGCGGTGAAAGGCTAACTAGCCAGCAATTACAATCCCTGGTAGCCAGTGCTAAAAGCTTAGCCGGCATATCAGCAAGTGAGCTATTGGAATTTACGCTAGGCAATACTAAGCGTAACCAAGGCTTAATGCAGGCATTAGACGCAAGCGTATTAGACGCATACCTAGCAAACGTTAAGAAGGCGGCTAAAAAGTTTGCTGGAGGTATAACCCCTCAAGACGTGATCAACAACTCAAGGCCCGTAGATATCCAGCGCGCTAACAAGCAAATTTACATGGCCATGGTTTATAAGAGACAAGGCAATACGCTGTTTTTCTTAACCAATTCAGGGCCGGAAAGCAAGGTGGCCAACCACAAGGTAACAGTACAGTTGACCAACTACCCCGAATTGCTGCTAAGAACTAAGCCGCCTAGTTTGACAGAGGTAAGAAACAGCGTGCTACACGGCAAAGTAAGGTTTGATTGCGATTGTGGCCGTCATAGATACTGGTACCGCTATATTGCCACCGTTGGTAAGTATAACTATGGCATTGATGAAAACAGATACCCGTCAACACGTAACCCTAATTTAACAGGGGTAGCTTGTAAGCACGCCTTGCGAGTAATGAAGCACTTAACAAGCGGCATGATGCTAAGCCAGGTAAGAGACTATGCCAAGGCCGATATTGCCATGGCTGAAAACCAGATCAAGCCGCATAGACGCACAAGCCAGCAAGTTAAGCGAGAGGCTGGCAAGCAGACACAAGCGCTTAACAACTGGAATGGCCGTTTGCATTGGTCGAAGGTGATTAAGCAAGCTGTTAAACAGGCCGAGCAAAAAGTACGCACTGAACAAAAACAGCAAGCTAAAGCACGCCCACATGAGCCAACAAAGGCTGAATTAAGTAGTTATAAGTACGCACAAAGCCAGTTACAGCAAAAGGGCATACCAGACAGGTATAAGCAGTTATACCAAGCAGATATTCAAGATTTTGAAAATAAATGGGGTAAACGGTGACGCTTAAAATTGAAAATAAGCTAGTTACAGACGGCCAGGCGCTAAGTACGCGTATTATCACGCTGCGCAACCAATCAACGATCCCGACGTTTGTATTTAGACGTAAAGTGCTAACAGTTAATGATGATGATTATGAGCGTTCAGACTTGTCATGGGCTGGCCTTGGTACAGTAAGTGACAGTGATGAACATTCAATAGACTATGAGCCATTAGGGCACGCTATGGTAGTGCTGCTAGATAGCTTAGGCGGCCCTATGCACGATAGCGGCATGTTTATCACCCCAGAGCAGTTTAGCTCAATGGTATTGATCGAGCCTTACGATATTGATTTGGAAGGTGATGATCGTATAAGAATGAGACCAGACTGGAACCCCAAAAAAGGCGACTTGTTTTGCTTCTTATTAAACAACCATAAGGAATACCATGAGTGCGTGGGCGTGGTTGGTAATTCATTGTTGGTAAGTCATGGCCATAGGTACCTACTAAACCAAAGATTTGACCTGGAATATTTAGATGCGTTCGATGAAAGCAAAATTGAGGATGTTGAGACGCCGTATAGGTAGGGCTGTATATATGTGCAACATTATTATAGTTTACATCCTAATACTGATTGATTGAGGTGTTAATAGGAACAAGGCAAACCCGATTAGAGCGCAAGACTTATAATTACTCCTAATAAATTTGAGTCTCGACCCTTTTTCCTTAACTGATTAATTGCAGAAAGCTTGAGAATTTATCTTATCAGTTACAATTCTCCTAAGTCTTTGTTTTTCGACAAGCTATAAGGAGCTGCGGGCAGGCTAATAAATTAATATAAAGAGGGTTTGTATGTCTATTCTTAAAGTAGATCCCAGGTGGAATAATAGCGTCAATCAGCTAGAAACCGACGAGTACATATTAGGTGGGCCGAACGGCAATATTAACTTAGCAACCAGACAGTTAGCTGAGAATATATTTTGGCTAAAAGAAAAGGTGGATGATTTTAAAGACAGTAGAGATTATCGTTTAGAAAAAAATCGTAAGGATCTTGAGTATAACGGCTTGCCAGCTACCGACGGAAGCCTTCCTGTCAGCCTGGCCGATGAATTAAGCCAAAACTTTGAAGATTCGCCAGGCTTGTATCAGCGCGCAAAGAATGTTGGTGAGTGTCAGATATTTTTTACCACAGAAATGTCAGCAAACTATGTAGCGCCTTGCTTGCCGTTTTTAGACTTAGGTGCAGGTGTTGGCAGGCGACGAATATTGCCAGTAACGTTTGGTTATAATGTATTAAATTCAGCAGTGTCCTTGCCTTTATTCAAGCCAACTAGGACTAATGGCAATGGCTTCTTAACATTTAAGTATATTGGCAAAAAACCATTGCATACACTGATAACAGGCGGTATGCACTTTTTGTATAAAGACACAAATACAGTAAAAGATGGGTTTGTAGATATTATCCCCTGGTTAGTTCCATTAAACCCGCCTAAATCAGAAGCAGGCCAAGGCGGTGGTAAGCGAGCTTTAGGCTTCTCAAGCGGCTATGGCTTACCAAAAAAGACGTTGGTGGGTTATAGCAGGTGTAACGACCTATCATTCCCTATAAACAAGAGCATCATGGATTACGTCAATAGTAGTTCCTTTAACAACCTTTATGAAGGCTCTGATATAGGTTATTTTAGTGCAAGTAGAAACCCCAATGAAGAGGCCCTTATCACCGAGGAGCAGGATAGCATTGTTAACGAAAATACTAAGACTACAAAATGGATCGACATATTAGGCAACAATAATGAGCAATGCCTTTATGTAATGATAGTTGGTGGATCAAGTAAGTCTAGCCGGTCTAGGATTCAATATAAAGATATTCACGGCAATATTGTTTATTACAGGAGTATTAGCGGCGAATTTTCTAGCCAGCGATTGTTTCGACTCCCTAAAGAAGCGGCTCAAGTCCGTATTTACTATTCAGGAACAAATGACGACATTAAAGATGAGGATGTAAAGTTTGGGGCACTACCTTCTACACTATCATTTGAAAATGACCCGTTACTTGGGCTTTGGAGTGAAAGGCATATATTTATCAATAGACAGGTTGTGTTTTATCCTGGTGTAGAGTATGCGTTTGAAATGTATTGCATGGCTAGCAGACGTACAGATAATACACTTAATAGTTCAACTAGAGATTGGGGGTTTAGGTTTCAGTCAGGGGGCATGAAGTTTTTATTTGATGCAACTGACATGGTTAATGAACTGGCCGCCGCAGCTTGGAGTGAGTGATATGGGTAGTATTATAACCAAAAAGATAGAGATACCATTGCCAGATAATTACCCTTGTCCGGTTAACAGGGTTGGTGACTATATCAACTATCAGGACGGCTATTTTAGAGGGGTTGAGATATGCGACGAAAGTTACGATAAAAACAAAAAAGGCATAGTTTTATATTTTCATGGTAGTGGTGCAAGAGCTACGGCACAAAGCGCGCTTAGTGATGCAGTGAATGAAAAAGGTTATAGCTTTATTGGTATTAACGAGCTAGGCTACGGTGAAAGCGGCAAGGCGACGTACCGTTATGGTTATGGCAATGTAAACTTACCCGAGTTTCAAAACAGATGGATTAAGTCGGCCTGGTGGGTTAAAGCAGTAATGGAATATATTAAACCGCGCGTTGAAAAAACCAACGAGAGGATAGTTATTCTAGGTCATTCTATGGGCGCTGCTGCTGCTATTGCATACCTAGCTGGCTATGCAGACTTTGACGAGGGAGAGGGTAATACTCATGCAGATCACTTTAGAGCACGCCTTCAAGGCGTGTTCGTCAATGGAGCGACTATCGGCGGGCTTGGCACGTTTACATGGAACGATATTAATAAAAACATTAACGGAATGAGTCAAATGTTTAGATTGGCCCAAGATGCAGAAGTTAGAAAACTGATTGTTTATTCTGATAACGATGCTTATGCACCACCGGACTATGTGAAAAGACTGCAAATGGCGCTTAAAAGCGACGAAAATACTTATATGGTTTCATCTGGCGGCCGTGGTCATAGTTGGCTTGGTGCTAGTACCGATAATGCAAAAATAGCAGCTCAATGGATAGACTCATTAATGAAGGGGCAGCCTATTAAGCTTTTAGACGACAGGCTGGCAGTCACCGTCTAAGCTTAACCGATGTTGACTTCCTCCCCTCGCTAAACCGAGGGGATTCCTACCGCTAGACGGTCAAGCCCGACCGCAAGGATGTTCTTAGCGGCATTGATATCTCTATCATGCCATGTGCCACACTCAGCACATCTCCATCCTCTTATTCCAAGATCTGCTCTACCTTTCGGACTACTGTCACTTATTTTAAGGC